AAGACTTAGAACACTTCGAGAAGGAAGATAATACTACAGGTTCGCAAGAACTGGCGTGTGTCGGAGGCGCGTGTGAAATAGCATAGGTAAAACTAAGGGGGCGCAATGCCCCCTTTTGTTATTCATCATCTCTTAAAGCCGCACCCGTCAGTAAACCACCTGCACCTATAGTCCCTCCTAGCTTCAATTTAGCGTTCCTAGCCCTTTTTCTGTCAGCCGTAGTAACGGCAGGTTTATAAGTACTTAAAGCCCTTAGAGTGTAATTCAGGTCGCTCTCTCCTTTTAAAGGTTTAACCCCTGTTAGTTTTTCAGTAGCCGACAGAGCCTCATTAACATTTGCCTGTGTGGCTCTGCTCTTTATTTGAGATTTCTTGTAACCGCCTTTGGGTTTAATAGACGAAACAATTATAGGTTCAGCTGTTATCAGCCCCTTACCACCCACAGGGTTTATACCCATAATGTCGTGACCATCGCTTATCATAGTGTACATCTTTTCAGAATTAGGGTCAACGACAACAAAAGCGTTCATGCCTCCTAGTTCTTTCTGTCTCGATGTAAACGCTTGTTGTGTTACAAGATAACCGTCTGGTTGTTGTATGTCGCCCACGTTACGGGAACTGACTACATTACCTGCTTCATCCTTTACTTTAGAAAGTTTAATTATACGCTTGTCTAAAAGATTGTTAAAGGTATCTAGCGTTTTCTTTAGCTGTTTATCTTTATCAGTAAAGGGTTTGCCCGATGCTTGTTTTGCTCTTGCCGCTAAAAGTTTAGACACGACCTGTGCGGGTTGCCCTGTAACACCTGCTTGTTGCATTATTCTTATATTTGCGTTATCTAAGGTAGAAGAAATTTGCATATACTCCACCATATCTCTTCCGTCTAACTTATCTAAAGGTTCTAATTTGTTAGCTTTTCTATAGTTGTTTATAGTTTTTAAGTACTTTTCTTTAGAATCCCCGCGCATCATACGAACAACAGTAGACCCTGCACTAGCATCACCTACAGATTCTATAAAACCCTCGTTGCTTTTGTTGTGTGGGTCTTTTATTTGTATTTCATATTCTGTCTTACTTCCACTCTTGACGTGTGGTCCACCAGTCAAATGGTTTGTTGCTCTTTGTACAATAGACTCAGGCACTTCTTCAGCGTTTGTTCTTCTAAATCCACTACCTATACCAGATGATATTCTAGCTGTATCCTGAATGGGTATCCTGCTGTCTAAATAAGAAAGACCAATTACACTTCTTTCTACGGCATTGTCAGCGTCTGGGTTCACTTGTCGATTTATACTAGCCCCTGTCAGTTCAGCGTCCTTACCGACTGTTGGTTGTAAACCTTCTTCTAGCTTCCTTTTAGACATTCCTGTTTGTCTTCTACGGGCAACCTCTACAGGGTCTATACTTTCTTTAACAGCAGGAACAAAAGACTTACCGTACTCTTTAAGAAAATTAATAGGACCACGAATGGGGTCAGAATAGAATTTGTCAATTAATGTGGGTGTGTTCATAGCTGTTTTATTCATTAAGCTACCAACACTTTTAGTTATAGGACGTATACCCGCGCCTAACAGGGGAATAGCACCTGCGGTAGCCAACATACCCATGCCAGTCCTTCCCTCTCCAAAGTAATCTTTAGCCTCCTTAGCAGATATAACCTCACCTGAAACAGGAGCAAGAGAAAGTTGATTGTATGCCAATTCTTCAGCATACGTTTGCCTTTCCTCTGGTGGCTTGTCTAGCATCTGTTTGGCGTAGTATTGACTAGCCGACTTAGGCTGACTTAAAGAACTCCACGGGCTTTTAGTATCTAAAGCATCACTCATCGTCATCCGCTCCTTCAGGTGCTGTAGGTAGTTTCATTGCCTCTACAAGAACAACACGGTCAGCCTGTATAGCCGCACGCATCTCTTTGCTTAGTTTACTACTTAACAGGTTGTCTGTCTCTCTAAGCGCGGCTGATAGTGCCTTACGAAGCGTAGGGCTGACCGAACCACGATAGATTGCATAACCTATTAGCCCCGCACCTGCACCAGTGGCTAAGTAAGGTAACGCACCTAGCATACCTGCACCACCTACGATACTTGTAGCTAAACCTACAGTAGCTACTTTACCCAACATAGTCTTGGGAGGTGTAGTCCCTGTTGCTATGTAAAAGTTATCAACTAAACGACCTATCTTTGTGTCAGCCTCTTGTGCGGCTTTGGGCACTAGTCTGTCACTAGCACGTAGTAACAAATGCTGTTTACGTAGTTTATCTAACACAGCAGTCTCAGGTACAGCATCGGCTACTTTTTTGTTTAGAAAGTCACGTACAGCGCGTTGTGCTACTGTATATGCGTTCTCATTGCCGTCAAAGCTGCCTTTGCCTTGCTGTTTAGCCCACTTGTCTAAGTCTTTACGTACTTGCATTAGTGATGCAGGAGACCCATCAGATTTAGCTAACAATTGTTGTGCTTTGTTAAATATCTTTTTAGCTACTGCCGAGGCATCGCCAACAAGCACAGGATTAGTTTCCTGTAGGTCGTCTACAATGCTTTCTAACTCAGTGTTTAATTCTTTCTTATTTAACTTGACTTTAGATTTACCTAACTGTTTGACCAAAGAGTTGTGAACTTTGTTTACCTCGGTGTCCAGTATAACTCTGTTACCTACTAAACTATTATCAGCACTGACGGGTATACGCTTTAAGATGTTTACCATTTCTTCTTCTTCGTCAGTGGGATTATAAACATTACGACCTTTATCGTTCTGAGTCATACGTTTAACACGGGCTTCGTCATTAGCTTTAGTAGATATAGGTGTAATTAATGTGTATAAATAATCCTTACGCTGTCCTGTTTCTAACTCTCTAGCTTTGTCAAGCTGTTTGTCAGCCATTGTACGGAACATAGTTTTATCGGGAATAGGCTTACGCTTAAATGGAGGAGCAAATATTTCAGCTACGTTGACAATACTTTCTACACCCATAGCATCGTTAGGATTTTCTGACTTCCACTGTAGATAGGACTGGTAGCCTTCACCAATTGCTTTTAGCGCATTTTGGACAGTAGGTATTTCACCTAGTTTTTTAACTGAGTCAGTAACACCATCAACAACTTTCTTTTCTACACTGTCAGGGATAAACTTGCTGACCTCTCTAGCTGAAAGGCTTATACCTGTCCCTACCAAATCAAGACCAGTACCTAGTCCACCTCTACCACTTAACGAGCTATAAATACCACGTTCTCTGTTGGACAACGTACCTGCTTCTTCCTTCTGTCTTAACTCTTCTAAAAACACAGGTAAGTCGTCTACTGTTTTACCTGCGTCAGCTAGTACTTTTCTGTAAGACTCTTCGGAAACAAACTCTTCGGGCTGATAGCCTTGAGACTTGTCAAACTCCTCAAGCATACCAGTAAGCTCGGTGACCGCCTGACTTGCCTTTGTAATATCCTCTGGTGAAGCATTAGGCATTTGTGCCGCTTGGTCAGCCATTTCTAAAGCGTCAAGCAATTCATCTTTTGTATAATTTTGAATTTGCATTATAACTTCCTATTGAGGTACTTGTTGAGTTCTTCTGTCTCTTGCTTGCTCCAGATAAGTCTGAGCCGCTTGTGTCGGTACATAACCTGTAACTGAAGGCTCTGGCATAGGCACAAAGAACGTATCTAATAGAGCAGAGTCTTCGTCTGCACCAACATATTGCTTCATTACTTCTAGGCGTGAGTTACTTTTAGCAATAGCATTCCTAGCGGCTTTTTCTTCAATACGCATAATCCGTGCTAAAGTTTCTTTGTTTAGCGTAATTTGCTGACCTGCTACTTCCTTCATAAACTGAACATCTTTATCCGAAATACCAGTACCTGCACCAACGTCTCCTGAGCCTAACAACGCAAGAACTTGCTTACCTCGTTCAGCCATGAATGTTTGAGTAGCTACTAACGTATCTGTAACACCTTGTGGTACAATACCTAACTGAGTACCGATACTAGCCATACCTGCCAAGAAGTTAGCACCTGCCCCAGTAATAATACCTTCTTCCATCAATGAACGAGAGTTAGCGTTAATTCCCAATACTTTCTGAGCAGTCAGTGCTTTTTCATTGGCAACAAAGAAGTTATCTGTAGCTTTGTCTTTTAGCTTGCCAGATATTCTATCAGCATCAGTAATTGTTTTAGTCAGCTGTGCGGCTTGTGTCAGACCTAACTCAGAAGGCATAGCCCACTTTTCTGTATCTTTATTGTATACTTTACCCGACTCATTTACACGGAAGGGTTTTGCTTTGCCACTAGAATCTGTATATACTTTAAGGGTTGCTTTTTCGCCTGAGAGTACTTTAAGGAAGTCTTCGTTGCTTAAGGAATCATACTCGCCTCCTGTTATAGACTCAAGCATAGGTGCTCCTACATCACGTGTTCTTGCTATAGCTATTTTACCCTTACGACCTTGTTTGCTGACAATATTTGCTTCTTGTCCTTTACGTATGTCCTCTGCGGCTTTTTCTAAACTACCACCGTTTGTCAACAAAGTAGCAGTTTGGTCTAAGCCTAAACTGGTGGCTTGGGAAATCATAGACATCCGTCTATTATCGTTTGCTAGTCTTTGTGCAGATTTTTGTGCCTGAGCCGCCAGTTGTCCTGCTAAAGCAGTCTCACCAGAAGCCTGTAGTTGCGCTATGATTTGCTTTTGTTGAGCAGGTTGCATTGTATCAAAGTTACCAAGTAAATCTGCTAGACCTGCCTTACGTTGCTCTTCTGGCGTTCTTCTGTCTCCACCCATCATACCACGGACACCGCGACCCATACGCTCCATACCGCTGTAAAAAGCATCTGATTGCATTTGTTGTGGTGTCATCTTTGCTCTAGGGTCAATACCCCTGCTAGGCTTAGTTGTCAACAAACCCATTATATCTATATTGTTATTAGCCATTTGTATTATCCCTTATTATGCGTAATTGCTGTAATCGTTATTTATAACTTGACTAGCAGTCCCTACATCTTAGTCAGGGTCAGGGTCTCCGCCTAACCACTCTGGTAAGTACTTATCCCCTAAGTCCTTAATCCACTGAGGAGTAGAAGCATCACCACCGCCCACTGAAGCCCACATTGAGTCAGCGGCAGACGCTCCTGTGCCGAAGACACTATTTATCATGTTTTTTCTCATCTGTGCTTCATAACCACCTGCCAGTTCTTCACCCTGCATTAACGCTTCAACACCTGACTGACCTAAACCAGAGTACAGACCTAACATAGTTCCTCGTAAGTTGGCAGGAATAGTTGCTATATCACGACCTGTACCTAGTACATCTAACAGTTGATTTTGAGGTCTATAAGCATCACTAAACATACCAGTACCAATATCAAAGGCTTGTTTTTGCTCGCCCAGTACTTGTTCCCTAGCACCTAAGTTAGCCGTTAACATAGCTTCTTGTTCTGCTTGTGCTTGTGCTAATAACTCTGGTGAAGAATTACCGTATGCTGATGAACTTAAGCCTATACGTCCTTGAGACAACATACGCTCTTCTAAGGCTAAACGCTGACGTTGTTCTTCAGGACGTTGTATGGCTCTTAAATCCTCATACAAAGCCGCTTGTGCTTGTCTAGGGTCGGTTAATGCTTGACTAAACATATTCCCTGAGCCACCAAACAACTGTGACTGTAGTGCTTGTTCTTCAGGACTAAGTGACATTGTAAAGCCACCTTTGGAGTCAGTTACTGCTTGACCGCCTGTGGTGGATGCTACAGTAAAAGGTTTGAACTCTGCTTTACTTTCAACATCTGTAGCTACGCCACTAAGTAAGTTATAACCAAGTTCACCTGCCGCTCGTGCCGCTTCTTCGGCTTCTTTACCTAAGTAATAACCACTTGCAGTGTCCAGTAGGTTCTGACCAAAGCCTGTTGGGTTCGGACCATCTGTTGGTAATGCGCTCATTAGTTGTTCTCCAGTTCTGCTACACGACTACGTAGCGATTGTATTTCTTTAACTAACATAGGTATAAATGTTTCGTAACTGACACCCATTGAACCTTCTTCATCTTCAGGAACTTTTACAGCCTCGGGTACAACATTTAAGAGTTCTTGTGCAATCACACCGTAGCTCTGATGAGTGCCGTCATCAATCCAGTCAAACTGTCTAATTTTTACGTTGTCTAAAACTTCACCCGCTTCTTTTGCATCTGTAATATTTTCTTTTGCTTTCTGGTCTGAAGTAACAACAGGATTATACCTTAAATAGATATAACGCCATCTGTTAGTAGACTGCCCTAAATCCATGCTTTCGTCATGATTAGAAAATGGTCCTTGAAAATATTTAAAGGGAGAAAAATTGCCGTTATTGCCTGTGTGGCACTTGACACCAAACGCACCACCTAAAGAAAATGTATCTGAACCTACATTTAGTTCAAACCCGTCATCTTCGTCTCCTGTCATAGCCGCGCCAAGAACACTCGTATAAAAATATTGTGAGCTTTGAACGCCACTAATATAAAGTGCGGGCGTGTTGCCCCCACCTTCTGTTTGCTTAAGAGTTAGAAGAGAAGAACCAAACTGTGATGGGTTACTTCCGTGCGGTTGAAAAGTATTAGTACCTAAAGCAAGTTTACCTGTAGAACCATCTAGTTTTACTTTGGTTGTATTTATATCAACTGCATCACTAAAAGTAGCAGTGCTTGCAAAGGTAACTGCTCCTGAGAATGTGTCACCCGTTCTGTTAACTTTAGTCCCCACAGCAGTTGCAATGTTTGTAAATTCTGTAGTGAAATCAAAACCTCTGATTGTCTTAGCCGCATTGCCCGAAGGAAGACCATCTTTTTCTGCAAAGTTAGTTGTTATTGTATAATCACTCATTAAATTAATCTCCCTAGAAGAGCGTGTACATCTATTTGTTGTATTGAATATGGTGCGCCATTGACAGTAGATTCGATACCTATTGTTACTACAGACCCACTACCGCTTGTATTTATATTAGGACGTTGTATGTCCGTACCTTCTGTAAACTCAAAGACTTCGTAGTTAGGCTCATCAGGGACACCGTTATTGTCTACATCAATGTCTTCCTTCCTGCCAAACTTAGCTATGTCAAACTCAGCTATAGACGAGTTAGTTCCTGCGGGTGTGAATACTTTTTTGTTGTAATTGTTAGTATAATCATAACCCCAGACCAAAGTAGTACTAGAAGCTGAGTTACCTATTACAGTTAGTTTAAACTTCTTAAGAAACTTAAGATTAGTTGAGTTGCCAAAGTTTAAAGGGTTGCTGTAGTACATCATAATGTAAGTAGAGCTTCCGTCTAAATAATCTTTGTACTCAGCTATCCCATCGCTATTTCCTAGATAAATACTTTTGTCTTGTAAGACAGACGCAGTACGTACTCCCATACCAGACCAAGTAGTCACACGTAGCGAGCCGTCTGGTAAAGAACTTCTGGTGTCAAAACAATAAACAGTATTGCCATCAGGGAAGATTAACAAGTAAAATGCTTCATCAGCACTATATACAGACTGAATAGGGTTGGTTTGTTGTCCTATCAAAGATGTCAAGTCTGTACGTACGTTTTTACTTAAGTCACGCATAGGCATTGACTTTTCCTGTACAGTACGACTAAGGCTACGTACACCATCTTCCGACAAGAACAAAACGTCAGTACCTGTATGCTGTATAGAATCTCTAGCAATACAACCTACGCCTTCTACAGTGTCATTAAGTTTAAACACAGGAGTAGCGGCACTTGGAAGTTCAGCACCTTCATAAATAATAATAGACCTTTTACAGAATATAACTAAAAATCCATTATGTGCCGCTAAAGCAACAATTTCATCGTCACCCGTAGGGAAAACATTTGTTAAATCTAAAGAACCTGCTGTCCCTCCCTGCCACTTATTTCCAATAAGCAGGTCTGACCAATACACAGTGTGTTTGTTTCCTGATAAATCAGCCGCCCATTGTCTACCGTATGCGCCTATAACTTCATTAGCGGGAGGAGCGGCATGGTTTCCATTATGGGCTACTACTACAAGAGTAGTGCCACCCGCTACGCTATGTAGTGGTGTGTGGTTGCGTTGAAAGAAATAAACGTCATTGTTAAAGGTAACTATTTTCCAATCGTTAGCTGTTATTGTATAACCGCTAGGAAGGGTTACGGGTGCTAAAGTTGTAGTGCCTGTGAATATTTGATTTTTACCCGCAGAAAATACTACCTTAGTCCCGTCTCGCTTAACATATTCATGTACTTTTTCAATACCACGGCTATTGTCCAATACATTGCTGTTAGTAGTTATAAGTGCGTAGCCCTTACGCGCCCCTATACGACCATATTGGTCAATTACACAATTACTAGCAATAGACGCAAAAGACTGGTCAAGAGCAAGGGGCGAATCCTGACTGTTAATGCCCGCAAATCCTGGGGCTTGTACTGTAATGTTCTGTAATTGTTGTGCCATTAGCAAGGTGTCCATACAGTTTCAGAAGGGAATCTAGCGGCATCAAACGCTACTGCATCTGCTAACGTAGTGTCTGCTAAAGAAAATAACTCTTGTGCTGAAGTACCGCCTGTCTCTCCACGCTCACGGGAGGCTAAGGCTACTGCGTACTGTACTACTGGTGATGAAGGTACAACTAGTTTATCTGCATCAAGAGTAAATGGGTCTGCTCTATCAACAATGTTAAATCGTAATGTATATGCTTTGTCAGGCTTAGGATATAAGTCAACTAAAGCATTGCCGTTAGCATCCACACCATTCCAAGAGTAGTACTCAGGTGAGCCTTTAGTAGGCTCTTGGACTAGGTATGCGTTGTTCATCCAAGAGGAACTAGCAGGACGCATAAAGAAGTTTGACGTATCGTTAATAACGTCCAGTATCTTAAAGGAGTTGTTAGTGCCTGTCATGCTATAGCTAAACAGATTGTCTTCTGTAGTTACTGTGATTGTACTTCTAAGTGCTGACCAGTCCCACGCATCCTCTACGATACGTCTAGCATCATTGACAAACTCACCTATTAGTTTTACATAGGAGTCATTTGTGGTTTCAATGCTTGATACTTCGTCTTCACGAATCCTACGTAGCACACTGTTTACTAGTTGTAAGTAAGTCATTATCCGTACCTTCTTCTGTTTGTTGGACTAAGCATTCTTTGTGTAGACTTAATCTCTGTATCAAATTTAAATAGTTCTTTATCAAATAAAGCCTCTGTTTCTGTTGGCATAAGTTGCCCTCCTGATGCACCCCCCAAGCCCCCTGCTAACATTCCTTTTGCTAACCCTTCCCAATCAACAATATCATCAATAACATAACCTGCTTCTTTAAGCCAGTCTTCTCCTTCAGACAACACATCTGAACCTGCTTGTAACACAGGGTCTACTACTTCCGAACCAAAGGTATCTATGACATCATCAATAGGGTCTATCACTGTATCGTCAAAAGCACGTCCTGCGTCTAAGATGTCATCCTCAACATCTGATGTAAAGTCCGAAATAGGCTGTACGGCTTCCTGAACTACATCAACCGCTTGTTGTCCTGCGTCTACAATATCTTTAGCTACAGGCTCGACAACATCACCTACCGCTTTTACTCCTTCGTAAACAGGCTTGACTATAGGCTCTACAGCATTTCCTATTGCTGTTCCTGTCGCAACAACAACATCTCCTGCTTTCTCAAGCCATTCAGGAGTTTCAAACTCGCCACCTATTTCAATATCAATGTCTGAAAGTATTTCGCCTACAGCATCAGCACCTCCTTTAACAAGTGCCTTACCTGCGTTTTCCTCAAAGGAGTCTTGAATTGATTTCCCTTCAAGACCATCTATTGTTGTGTCTACAATTACTTGTTGTTGAACCTCTGATAGTTTGTCTATGGGAACACCCATATTTACATAGGTTTCTACAACCTCTTCAAAAGCAACATCAGATAGCTTACCTGCCGCCCATGCCTTTCCTCCCGCTTTAAGTACTTCCTCAAAGTCTGCTCCTGCTCCCGCTGCTTTACCTGCTTGAATAACAGGGGCGGACTGGGGGACTAGTATAGATATTATGTCCGTAACAATATTAAAGATTTTTGACATCGATGATTCTTTTACTATTTCAGGGTTTTTAATCCAATAAGTCGTATCATCGCCTTCTCTCCCGCCCAAGAAATAATCATCGTCTTCTAAGAAATTCTTAAGAGAAGTACGTGTGTAACCAGTCCCTGTGTTGAGAAAAGCATCACCCTCTTTGAAGGTTTCATACTCTACGAATTCACTTTCTTTAAAAAACAGATGAGCAGAATCCTCTACAGCCCATGAGTTTCTACCATCCCCAAAGTAAATCCAATTAGCCATTACATCTTCTTGTATCTGTAAAGCATCCTTTAATTCACTTTCAGCACTAAAGGGAATATCAGCCTCAGCTACACCGCTGTCAAGAAGTTCTTTTTTGTTTTTATTAACCTCTACACCTAAATCATAATAAGATTGGAAGTCTTCTGTTGAGGTAAAAGTAGGCGCACCCCTGTTTATTAAACCCTGTATCTGTGCTCTTTCTTCGTCAGTTGAGGCTTTTTCAAGACTTCTATTAAGACTTTCAATATAAAATTCATCTGCTTGTGATTTTGCTCCCTCTATGGTTGGAGGAACATCCATAACAAAATCTTTTCCTTCAGGACTATCATAAGGCACTCTATACTGGTTGGTATAGTAGTCAGGAACGCCTATCATATTATAGCCTACAGTACCTCCCAATTCTCCCAAGTTGTCACGTTGGTTAGTATAATCATCTCCATACATAAACTCAAAAACAGTATCTCGATAATCAAGACCCTCTCCCTGATAGGGATTGTGCATCACAGGACCATCATCTTTTCCTGATAAAAAGTCTTCTTTTATTTCATCCCACTCACGAGTGTCACCTGTGGCTTTATTTTCTGGAGCAAAATAACTTGTTTGTTTCTGGTCGGGAAACTTCTCATAAAACTCTGACATGTTTGGTCCAGTACTTGCCATCCCAGAGCGTTCTTCGTTATAATAAACCAGTTCTCTTGCTTTTCTTTCTTCTTCTTCTCTTCGTTTTGCCGCAAACAAACCCTCTGGTTTTTTATAATATGGGTCATCTATGTGGTCGTTCTTTTCATAGTCCCATTGGTCGTTATCTTTAGCCCATCTTATGTTCTCTTGAATCATCCTTTCGTTAATTTCTTTTTCTTCTTGAGCTTTTTCCTTAGCTTTCCTTTGTTCAGCCATGTTTATAGCTGCTTGTTCTTTTTGACCAACGGGGGCGCGGCTACCTGTTGCCTCCGCCTGTTGTTTTGCTTTTAATTTTTTACGTGCGTCTATTTCTGCGGCAGATAAAAACTCACCATCATACCAACCCCCGCCTTCAGCCGAAATTTTGAAAAAATCTATACTCACTACTTATTCCTCCCTACGCCTTTGGTCTTCTCTACGGTACGCATAGCACCTAAGCCAAGCATACCCATAAGTACTGGCATCATAGTAGCCATATCTAGTACAGGGATTTCAATGGTAGAATTGGCAAGAGCAAGCGTAAAATTTGCCATCGGGATAAGAATGTACTGACTCGCAAGTCCAATACAACAAGTCCAACCAACAGCAGGTCTCCACCCCGACACAAATAAGCTCTTATGTGCCGCTTCTGTC